AATTACCTCCCCCAATGTTTGGCAATGTTCAAGGTTGTTATGATCCAGAAACAGGTGAAAGATTTGCTGTAGTATTAGATGCAAGAGGTGTTGTCACTGAAGCCAGTATGCTTGCTGATATGGGCGGATATTGTATTGATAATCAAGGTAATAAAACTGAAATCAATGGTAAGAATATTTGGCTCCCACAGACTGGTCCAGTCTATGTCCACGGACTTAAAGAAGAATATAGCAAATGGTGTGAAGCCAATAATAAAACTGCAAATGTGGGCAACAACCATCCCACCGTAAAGCCTGTGGAACTAATGAAATATCTCATAAAGTTAGTGACACCCCCAGGCGGCACAGTATTAGATCCATTTAACGGTTCAGGCTCAACAGGCTTGGCTGCTGTGGAACTTGGGCACGAGTATATAGGTATTGAACAGGATCCTAACTATTGTGAGATCAGTCGTCGGCGTATCGAGGCACACTTTAAGAAGGTGGATCCTCTGCGTGCCAGTGGATTGTTTGAATGATGACCTACCAACTACATCAACAAGATTGCGTAGAGTGGATGCGAACACAGTCCAGTGATAGTATTGATATGATTATATTCTCACCGCCATACAATAAAAAAGGTCTGCGTGGTGGCGTTAAAACCTGTGAAAACATTTGGAAGGGTAGCAACATTGATTATCAGTCCTATGATGATAACTTACCCGAAGAGAAATATCAAAGTTGGCAGATTGAAATAGTCAATGAGTGCCATCGCATCATAAAGCCCACAGGCTCTATATTCTATCAACACAAGATACGCAACTGGGCTCGTCGAGGCAGTCATCCTATGGAATGGCTATCAAAGACTCGGGCACAATTTTATCAAGAAATAGTTTGGCATCGTAAATCAACTATGGCTATGGATGAACGCTATCTATTCAATACCACAGAGCGAATTTATTGGTTCTGTAAGGACAAACCTCAAGTATATAAGCAACAGGTCGCAGAACAATATCGCAGTGATGTATGGGCAATACCACCAGAGAGACAACGAGGACATCCTGCTCCATTTCCTGAACAACTTGTGGAAAGTTGTGTATTACTGACCACACAACCTGGTGATATAGTCTATGATCCCTTTGCAGGCAGTGGAACTACCGTGGCAGTTGCTGAACGTTTGGGTAGAAATAGCATAGGCACAGAGATTGACCCTGCCTATATTAAATTAGCACAGGCAAGACTCCAGCCTACTAGATTTGAGGTATTGTTTGAGTAAATGTCATTAACACCTGCACAACAAAAAATAGCATATTCGCCTAGTAGAATGACAGTGGCAATTTGTGGCAGAAGATTTGGAAAAACTTTTCTTGCTCGTAATAGACTGGCCTATGCTGCTAGAATGCCCAATCAAGAAGTATGGTATGTGGCTCCTACTTATAGACAGGCCAAACAGATAATGTGGCGTAGTTTAAAAAATAAACTACAGGACCTAAGATGGATTAAAAAAATCAATGAGTCTGAACTTACTATTATATTAAAAAATAATAGCATAATATATCTCAAAGGCAGTGACAACAGTGATAGTCTGAGAGGTAGCCGTATTCATTATTTGGTCTGCGACGAATTTGCTCTTATGGACAGTGATAGTTGGTTTAGTGTGCTAAGACCTATGCTTAGTGACACAGAAGGTCGTGCTCTGTTTATTAGCACACCTATGGGTCAGAGTAATTGGGCCTATGACCTGTATCAGATGCAGCACCAACAACCTGAAACCTGGCAGAGTTTTTCATATTCGACCTTAGCGGGCGGTCAGGTCAGCGAAGAAGAGATAGAAGCCGCAAGGCGTGACCTAGACGAGCGGACCTTTCGTCAGGAATTTATGGCCACATTTGAGCAATATCAAAATAGGATCTATTACAATTTTGACAGACTGCATAATGTTAAGGAACCTAAGGACTTGAACACTGACACCATATTCTGTGGAATTGACTTTAATGTCTCACCTTGCACAGCAGTTATAGCAATTAGACAAGGAGACAATTTGTATGTCATCGACGAAATCCGTTTGTATTCTTCTAATACCCACGAACTTGCGGCAGAAATACATAGCAGATATCCAACGAGTAAGAAGTTCGCCTATCCAGATCCCTCAGGAAGTCAAAGAAAAACCTCGGCTGGCGGCCTTACTGACCACACGATACTCGCCAACAATCAATTTACAGTCAAATCACCAAGAAGTCACACTCCGGTTAGAGACAGAATCAACGCAGTCAATTCAAGATTCTGCTCAGCAGCAGGTATTAGACAACTGTTTATAAGCCCACGGTGTAAATATACTATAGAAAGTTTAGAAAAGCATACATATCGTCAGGACTCGGTTCAGCCTGACAAAGACAGTGGATGGGACCACTTAACTGATGCTCTAGGCTATATGGTTGATTACCTGTTTCCCATACGAAGAGACCTGGAACCACAACGTGCCCAACGATGGGGCCACAGAATACAAGGATAACGAAGATGAATGTAATAGAAACCCTAAATGAAGAACTAAGAAGACTGCTACAGGGTAATCAACTCTATGAAGATTATATTGACCAATGGAAGTTCTTACTTGAAAGTTTCGTCGGGGGACGTGAATATAGAGATGGAAATCATTTGACACGTTATCAATTAGAAACTGATGCAGAATATGCTGCACGTATTAAAACAACTCCTTTACAAAATCACTGTGCCAGTGTTATACAAATCTATAATAGTTTCTTGTTTAGACATAGCCCTGAACGTGATTTTACGCTAAATGGACAACAAGAATTAGTAGAGATGACACTGAGAGATGCTGACTTTGATGGTCGCAGTCTTGATGCCTTTATGAAAGAGGCAGCTACCTGGGCCAGTGTGTTTGGACACAGTTTTATCATTGTTAGCAAGCCTAATGTTGGTGCTGTCACACAGGCCGATGAACAGGCACTTGGTGTAAGACCCTATCTCAGTCTGCTGACTCCAATGGTTGTATTAGATTGGCAGTATCAGCGTCAGCCCAATGGCAGTATGGAACTGGTTCTGCTACGTTATTTGGAAGATGTCACTGGTGATTCACGAACAGTAAGAGTATGGACCAAAGAATCAATAACAACCACAACCATTGATGTCAAAAAAGGCTATATAGAAACTGAATTAGTAGAACCAAATCAACTAGGACGAATCCCTGCTGTCTGTGTTTATAATGGACGCAGCATCGTGCGTGGATTTGGTATCAGCGACATAGCAGACACGGCCTATGTTCAAAAGTTTATCTATAACTGTTTAAGTGAAGTGGAACAGACTATTCGTATGGATAGCCATCCCAGCCTAGTGGTAACTCCTGAAACCAATGTGGGCACTGGCAGTGGAGCCATAATACATATGCCTGAGAATCTAGATCCAGGACTAAAACCCTATCTATTAGAATTTAATGGTGCTGAAGTCAATAATATTCTTACCACTATAGACCGAGCAGTGGACAGTATTGACCGTATGAGCAACACAGGCAGCATACGAATGACTGAAGCACGAAGACAAACAGCCGCAGCACAAGAGCAGGAGTTCCAAATGCTAAATGCTCGTCTCAGCGAAAAAGCCGATAACCTAGAACTAGCCGAAGAACAAATGTGGCAATTTTGGTTTGCTTATCAAGGCGAAACCTGGATGGGCAGTATTGAATATCCTGATAGTTTTAATATTCGTGACACACAAAGTGAAATCAGTCAACTACAACAGGCTCGTAGTGCTGCTACTGATCCAGCTGTTCTGCGTGAAATCGACAAGAAGATTTTAGAATTCTTGGGTGTAGAACCTGAACGAGTATTTGCCTACGAAGACTTTAAGCCAGAACAGGGTAGAACATATCCTGATGGAGAATCTATACCTGATTCATTACCTCCAGCATATCAAGACAGTGCCAGCCCTGATGTGCCTGGTGAGCAAAAATGTGCTAATTGTAATTACTATGTGGCCACAGAAAGTTATTGTAATAAGTTTGATGCACTAGTTAGACCCATTTATTGGTGTGCTAGTTGGGAACAGAAAGAAGAAGAATGACCGGGAGCGAATCGGTGAGACTTCCTTACAGGCACATTAGAGAATTTAGACAGCAAACACTGCTGTTACAAAATTGTCAGTGTGCTCTATGTGAGGAACCTATAACAGATGATGCAGTATTGGATCACTGTCATAGAACAGGACTAGTCAGAAGGGTATTACATAGAGGGTGTAATGCACTGTTAGGAAAAATAGAAAACAATCTTAAGCGTAATCGTATAACGACCACCCGATTAGAGCGCATTGCTCTTAACCTAACTGACTATATCCTAACTGAACACACAGACATAATTCATCCAAGACATCGAGGAGTCAATATGAAAAAGTCCAAGCGTAAACCAGCAAAAAAGAAATATTAATACAGTCTAGCAATATATCTTATAATTTTTATAGATAATATTTTAAGGAGAATAATATGCCTCTTAAGAAAGGTTATTCAGCACGAACTATCAGCCGCAATATTAGTTATGAAATGAAGAAGCATCCTAAAATGTCACAGAAGCAGGCCATTGCCATTGCTCTAAGCACAGCAAGAGCCAGTGCGCCAAAGAGTCAACGAGCACGTTTTACTAAGAAGAAATAACCATTATTAGACATTATTTTTACCAATATAATAAATACTCCATATAACTCATAATGGAGGCGATGCCACAATGTCAGACAATACATTGACGGAGGTCACTGATACCTCAGATTCAAATCAGGCCCAGGTAGCAAGAACTTACAGTCAAGAAGAAGTTGATGGAATGATGGCAAGGATGAAATCTAGCCTTCAAAAACGACTACTAAAACCCTATGAAGACCTAGGTGATCCTGAAGAACTTAGAAACATTAAAACAGAATGGGAAAAGCGACAACAGGAACAACAGGTCAAGCGTGGAGAGTTTGAAAAAATTCTACAGGATAAGGCTGCGAAATGGGAACAAGAAATATCAAAAAGAGACCAAATCATTAAGGACTATCGTGTGAATACACCTTTACTGTCAGCAGCAGCACGTTATAATGCGGTCAATGCCGAGCAGGTAAAGAGTCTTCTTATTTCCAATGTTAGACTTACTTACACAGGTGATGTAGAAGTCATAGATAGCAAAGGTTCAGTTCGTTATACGGACCGTGGAGAACCATTAGGCGTTGATGACCTAGTGCGTGAATTTTTAGATTCGAATCCGCATTTCCGCACAGCAACTCCTGCTACTACGGCAACTCGGACCAGTATAGCAGCCCCTAGTCCTCAGAGAATAGATGTGTCTAAATTAGATATGAATAATCCTGAACATAAGAGGCTCTATCGAGAACATAGAAAGG